GAGGTTACTGATGATAATCCCCCGTGGGATCCAGATACTCACCCTTTTGATAGAAAATGTAGCTGGGATTGTATTCATAGTGATGGTGTAGGTTGTTCACGGAGAGCGGATAACTTTTGTATTTCAGATGTATGTGCTTTTGAGTGGGATGGCTACAAAAAATGCTCCACCTGTAAACTCAGGGGAGAAAGAGATTATATGAGATGTGTTTGGGGAGGTAACAGATAAGAGAGGTTAGATAATCATGAGTAGAGACATAAAAGGGAGCCTTGCGGCTCCCCTCTGGCTATTTGTTTAACCTGATCGCCAGAATAATCAGGAGTTGGATATCCTCCTCAGATAGTTTCTCTGAGAATGATCTGAGCTCCTTGAGAGCCTCGCTTTCAGGCTCAGGGGTTTGAAAGTGAAAGAATTGCTCTACAGGTGCTTGTAAGTAATCAGCTAATCTCTGGAGAGTATCCATATCAGGTAAATGCTTACCAGCTCCCCAATTTGAAACGGTAGGGGCTGAAACTCCTAAGTGTTTGGCTATCTCTCTTGAGGTTTTGTCTGATTTACTTCTGTAGTAATTCAGAGCACTTATAAAACTATCTGTGAGAGGCGGTTTATCAGTGATGGTATCACCTCCTCTCTTTTTAAGGATAGATAAATTATATAGTTAAACAAAACAAAAGTCAAGAAAAACTAAAATAAATTAAGAATAACAAAACTTTTTATTGACATTAAGTTAGTCAAAACATATAATGGGGGAAAGGGGGTCTTTTTTGGGGTATACAGCCTCAGGGCTTATTTTTTGCCTTTAGAGTTTTGAGTAACTTTAATCTTTTAACAAAATAAAAGGAGGTAACAAGATGGAAGAAAAGAAATTAAGAGAGCTTTACCAGAATTACAAAGCCGCAAAGCTCAGGCTGAATCAGGCTGAGAAAGAGGAGAAAAAGCTTAAGGATGCTCTTAAAAAAGCTATGGATGAGGCCGGGGAAAAGAACCACACGGATGAGGACGGCTATCTATTTGAAAGGATTGTCCAGAACAGAAAGAGTCTGGATGAAAAAATGTTACTGGTTGACCTTAAAGAGAAGGGTATTACCTCCGGGATCAAAACTATTGAGGCCGTTGATGAGGAGGGAGTAATGAGAGCTATTGAAGCCGGGGAATATACAGCGGCAGAGCTCCAGCCATTCGTTACGGTTAAACAGGTAGTAGTGCTGAAAATGACAGCCCCAAAGAAAGGTAATAAGAAGTGATCACAATATGGAATACCCCTATTTCAGCAAGCATTGAACAGATCCTCAGGGATCTAAGGCTTGAGCTTATATCTGATGGGCTCTTAAGAGATCAGGTTAATACGGGATCTGATGTGATGGTAACTTGTCCGTTTCACAAGGGAGGGCATGAAAGAAAGCCCTCCTGTGGTGTGAGCCTCCGGGAAAAGGTCAAGGATAAGAAAAAATATGAGGCTGGTACAGTCCATTGTTACACATGCGGCTATGTAGCTGATCTACCCACGTTTATATCAGATCTTTTTTCTCTGGGAAATCCTCTGGATGGGTATAGATGGCTGGTAGGCCATTATAACTATTCATCCGGGAAACGTGAGGAGATTATTTTTGATTTTTACCGTGGCTCAAAGTCGCACTCTACAGGGATAGAGCTCTCTCAGGTTGAGGAATATCACATAGCTTTGATGATTAATGAGAGAGCAAAGGCTTACCTGATGGGGAGAGGGATCATCCCGGATGTGATGGAAATATTTAGGCTGGGCTATAGCCGGGAGGATGATCAGGTACTTTTTCCAGTCTACTCCAGATCCGGGGAGGTGCTCTTTTACAAGGGTAGATCTATCACAGGGAAACGGTTTTATAACTCAAAAGATATTGATAAGACAGAGGCCGTATATGGGCTCTATCAGACGATCAAAGAAGGGATCCCGGAGGATACTGAAATCTGGATCACAGAGAGTGAGATTGATGCTTTAAGCCTTATTTCCCGGGGTGTGATGGCTTGGGCTTTGATGGGCTCAGATCTATCAGATGAGCAAGCCTTGGAGATTTTAAAGAGCCCTTACAGGCGGTTTGTTATCGCACTGGATAACGATAAGGCCGGGAGAAAAGGGGCAAGGCAGATTAAAGATAAGCTAATCCCCCGTGGCTGTAGGTTTTATAACCTCCAATGGTTGACCGGGGAAAAGGATGTAAATGAGCTGATACAGGCTCATGGAGATGAGTGGATAGCTCACCTCAACAGGTATTAAAGGAGGAAACAGGATGATACAGGATTATAGCAAGAAAACCAATGAGGAGCTTGTAGAAATATTTAAGGCTGGGGATCAAGGAGCTTTTGAGGCTCTCATGGATAACACTGAATCAATGAGGCTTAAAATTGCTCAGAGCTATAGCAATATACCCGGCTCAGAGCTTGAGGATCTGTTACAAGAGGGGGCTATGGCTATTGTAAAAGCGGCTCAGGTTTATGATCCCTCAAAGGGTGCCGCCTTTACCACATTCTTATACTCCCATTTACAGAGAGTATATCAGGATATTTTTAGGGCTGAGACAGCGGAAAAGAGGAACCCTCATGGAATGGTACTTAGCTTTGATCAGCTCAATGATAACTCAGAATATGAGGAGGATGGGGATACTTTGGGTAATGAGGAGTTTTCTGTAGTGGTAGCAGATTACAGCCTCATAGAGATCCGGGAGACCCTTAACATGATAGCACTCTCCGGGGCTGAGGATATGGCTATAAGGCTATGGATTGAGGGTAAGTCAAAGCCAGAGATAGCGGAGATCATGAAGGTTAAAACTCCCACAGTCCATAGCTACATAAACAGAGCCGGGAAAAAATTAAAATTATCCGGTGCTTTTGCCTAAAAATCAGCTTAATTTTCGTTATTACTGAGAGAGGAGGAGGTAGAGAATATGAAACTGTATTTTAAGATTGTCCGGGCTCTGATGGAAAATAAGGCAATAGTGATAATCAAGAGCCCGGACACAGAGAACAGTGCTGATGTAGTAGTAGGTAAGAATTTATCAAAGGATTTTACAGTGAATAGCCTTATGAGCACACTCAAGGCTATGGTGCTGTGAAGATAAAAAAAAAGGAATACAGGAGGTAAAAGGAAATCATGGGAAAGAGTTTGGGAGAACTTGTAAAAAAGTATGAAAGTCAGGGGTTTAGTAAAGCCGGGTGGTTTACCCTGAGAGATGATGGGGATACCGCTACAGTCAGACTCTTACATAAAGGTGAGATTGGTACTGAGGAGGATGGCTCCGCAAAGTATGACCTTGATGTATTTGAAGTGCATAAGATGGATGTAGACGGATCAGGCCGGGACAGGACTATACTTTGTAAGGGTGAGGAATGTGAGCTCTGTAGAAGCGGTAACAAGCCAGCTCTCAGAATGTTCCTCCAGATGCTCAATCTTGATGAGAAAGACAAGGATAAACAGCTCCAGCTCTGGGAGAGAGGTATCACGGATATCAAACAGATCTTAGGACTCTGTGAGGAGTATGGGGATCTGAGTGCCAGAGATATCAAGATCAAGAGATCCGGAGCAAAAGGATCCATGAAAACCACTTATCAATTTTTCCCAAAGGATAAGACTGAGAGAGCTATCCCTGAGAAACAGGATCTTATAGGTAGCCTCATTCTTAATCTTGATAAGGATGATCAGATCAGAGCGATTGAGGGACGGCTCCAGCTTAATAAAGGCGGTAATAACTCTAAAGATGAGAGTCAGGAAGAAAGCCGGGTATTTTAATTAGGGGGAGAGTTTATAGCTCTCCCTTTTTGTGTAGGGGGTATTTATGAGGAATGAGGTAAAGATGGATCTGAGCCGGGAGAGTGTAGATCTTGAGGATATAAGCTCAAGGCTGGCTCATAAGAAAGTAAGTAATATCAAGCTTAAGAGGAATAAGAATAAGCTTGAAACAGCAATAAAAACGGCTGAGGAGCTTGTTAAATCAGGTAGGCTCCATGCTGAGGGTGATTGTGAGATTATCCGGTACTCTGAGAGGTTAAAGGAGTATGTAGAACATATCAAAGAGAATAAAGCCTATATCATTGATTTGGAAACCACAGGCTTAGATTGCTACAATGATATTCTTGTGGGAGTATG